CTGAAGCAGGCCCATGGAACCGCCCCATGGATCCTGACGATTGATGCTCGTAGTCTGACAACGCGACTCGCGCCACATAATCTTCATGAGCATCGGTTTCTCCTTTTTAGGCCAGCCGAGTTGGACTGCTTTCGTTGCGTAGTATTCGCATCGGAACGGCAGAGCCTCGGCACTTGCTGGAGATGGGTGGAAAGCGGCAATAAATAGCACGGCTGCCGCAAGTCGCTTAATTGCGATCCTTTGATCGAGTGAACATAATTCCTCCTAATCAAGAGCTGCGAGGCCCTCTGGGGTAATGGCGCACACCATCTGGGATGAGCCTGCGGATCCAATCCGCGTCTTTCCTGTGTTCACAATATAACCAGCGGAACGAAGTTCGGAGCACCGTTTCCAGTAGCACCTTGAGCGCCTGATTAAGCCTGATCGGGCTCCAGCCTCTTCATCGGTGAGGTCATGGTTTCGGTACTCAATGAGTAGAAGCATCGCTTGTGTGACGCGCCGAGGCTTGACGTCGGTAGCGCCTTGGATGCTCGTCGGGTGGTCTGGGACTCTATGCAATGGTGCATGGAACAGAGTGCCTGGTTCCCAATCGTCGGGTCGGATAATTTTGCCTGCCATTAGTGCCTCCGTAGTAGGGATAGAAGGTGACGCTAGAGAACTTACACGATTGGTGTGACGAAAGTGTGGATTGTGTTTTTCCAAGCCTGGACAATGAGTCGAGGGTTCTGTGCGAAGGTCGGGGAGACTTCAATGTGGATCCAGTATCCGCCTGGGCCTCCATTGTTTTCGGCGTCCCATTCTTTCCAGCCTGGCTTACCGTCACGGTTGCAGCGGAAACCGCGCCCGTGTGTTCCCCAGACGTACTGATGGATCTCCTCGATGCCGAGGGCGACGTGGTTATCGGCGAGCCAGTCACAGATCTCGGTGACTAGTTCTTGCTGGGATTGTTTGTAGCCAGCGTCGAAGGCGCGTCCTGTGCCGTGTACTGAGAGCATGGTTGATCCGCGCATCGGACGGTAGGCGTAGACCCCGAGGTTCTTAAAGCTCCATTTAGTGCTGAGAATGTCTAGGAGTTTGAGCGCTCCTGGGGTGGCTTTGCCTGTTGCGCTGGCGTCTTTGTTGCCTGTGTAGGGCATTGCTGTACTTTTTGGAGCTGCTTTAGGCGTTGTCATCTTTGTCTTTCGTGTGTTTCAGGCCGTTCGAGGCGAGGACGCCTGCGAGCGATCCTGTTAGGAACATCATCATCGGGGAAAGCAGGCTCCAGGCACTTTTGTCGTTGTCTGAGACCTCGAGAGGCTGTGTCACAAATAGGAGTCCGTAGAGCAGAGCTGCTGTGGAAATGAAGAACGTGATGGAGAGTGTGATGCCGACGATGAGGATGAGTCGCGCTTTGATTTCGTCGTTGTTCATTCGTGGGCGTAGTGGTGGAAGTTTCATGGGCAACGGTTTTCTATCGTTCGTGTGTTGCCGACGCTGGCTGTGTCAACGGTAATGGTTGTTGCTGTGCGTAGTGCTTTGTTTTTTGTGCGTACACAATTTACGCGCTCACGGTCTCCGCATGCGGTGAGGATTGACGCCAACAAAAGCGCCACAAAACTAATCCGCCACAACATTTTGCCCATAACCTGCGTCTAGTAGCTCTTGTATTTCTTGCTCATTGGCTTCTCGGGTTTCTATTTCGCCCGTTACAGCGTCGGCCCAAGTAATAATTATTTTAGGATTGTCGGTACCCATACACGACTGCCTTTCCTGTTGAGAAGTTATAAGCGCCAGATATTAGACGTATGCCGTCGTAACTTGTGTTCACTGTGTGAACGCTGCCAAATGACTCTGGCTGTGATGCAGCTGCGCCAGCGCCATAATTGCATTGCCCAAATGCAGTAGTCCACAATGCCAAAAACGGTTGTGTAATAGTAATCGATTGGGCGTTTTTGCCCGCGTCAAATGGCATAAAGTTCCCACTTGTAGCCGCGCCTGTGTAAGACGCGCCTACAGTTGCGCCACTTACAGATATTCGAGTGCTGTTGTAGTTAGCGCCTGCTGCTGGCGTGGTGCCCGACAATAATTGCCAGTTAAGGAATACTCCACCTGCGCTGTTTGTCAAGTTGGAAATGACTATTTGGTAAGCGTCATAGGTCGCCGAGAAACATGAAGTGATGTTTACCGCTGTGCCTGTAAGCGCGACTTCTTTAATGTAAACGAGCCCGCTATTAAGCATGTAAGTGTTTGCAATATCTGCGGTCAATACTTGACCTACGGTTAGGTTTGCTGAAACGGCCATTAGTACCCCAATTTTCCTGTATTTAGTTTGCCAAAAACGGCATCGTCCAAAATTAGTGTCGAGTTCAACGACGCGCCCGAAATGTAATAAGTCCACCTTGACGACTCGGGCGTCGCCGTCATAGTGAAACCCTCAATAATCCCATAATACGTCGTGCCACGGAACTTAATCGGCACTTGCATCCCGATCAGTAACGCCGTCGGTAAGCCCATGTTGTTGAGTTTGAAACTTGTCTGAGCCTCCGACAAGCACGAAATACTCGAGATCTGCACATCCGTAGTTGAGTACTGCGAGAGCATGAAGTTCGCCAGATTGAGCGCCGTCGTTGTGGTGCTTGAGAACGTGTTGAACTTGAGCGAGCGGTAAGGCCCAGAACCGCTCGAGACTGTTTGTGCAGCTGGAACCGTCGGCGTCACCGTTACCTGCGTGTAGTAGTTGTCGCCGAACGCCGAGAACTCAATGTTGTCATAGACCTGGTTCGTGGCGTTGTTTGCTGTGTCGGAAAACGATGCGGAGGAGGCAACGATGTCACCTGGGCCGTAAACGATCACAGCTGCCGCTTGAGCCATCCGCCCGTTGATCGTTCGGATGTACTGAGAGAGCCATTCGCCGTAGGTGTTTGTCACCGTGGACGCCGAGACGCTCTGGGTAAGCGCGTTGGTCTGTGGGTTAATCGTGAGACCGCTGTAGAAGGCAATGTCGGATGCAACGTTCGCAAAAAGTCCGCCAGTAATCGCTTGGCTGTTCCCTTCAAGTCTGCCGAAACGCGCAAAATATGACTCGCATGAGATGTTGATGAAGTCCGCATTGCCGACGCCCCCCGAGTACGGGATGCCGTAACTTACGCTTACGCCTGAGATGTAGCCAGCATAAACATATTCCCCAGATCCGTCGTGCTTGACGCGAATGATGTTGCCTGGCACGAGCGCGCTGATAGGTGACGCGTAGCCGTTTGGATAGCGGAGAGTTACTTGCGCCGTGTCTGCCGAGTATTCGTCTAACTGTTTCTCGCGCCCCTGCTTCATGCTGAACGACACGACGTTTGTGAGGTCAACGATTGTGCCTGGGGTTGATGCCAGCGAATAGGAGACGGTGTAAGTCTGGACTGCCATTATGGGTTAGTTATTCTGATCGGGATTGCGCCGTTTTGCCTCATGTAGTTTCTGAGAGCTGCGACTACTGCGTTCGGGTCTCCGCCGTTCACGTTGATGGTGACGTTGTTGCCCATACTTGGCGTGTTGTTGCCGGTGAGTGGCACGACGGCCTCTGGGCCTTTCTCACCGATCATGGCAAGGGTCGGGCTGTTGACGATGCCACCATTAGCGAGCATCGGAATATCGGGGACATCGAAGCCTGCTCCGCCGATGCCTGGAACCCAGCCTGGGATCTTGAACGAAAGTTTGCCGACTGTGTTGTTCCAGACTGTTGCGATGCCGTTGAATAAGCCTTTATAGACCGCGACTAGACCGTTGACGTATCCGCTGACAGCGGTGACGACGCCAGCGAAGCCTGCTTTGATGCCGTCGAATACTGTGCTGGCTGTGTTGCCGACAGCCTCAAATACCTTGCCAAAGATGTTGAACTTCATCTGGAGCACGACGAGAGCTGCGCCGACCGCGACAAAAAGTGCGACCATTAAGAAGATCGGGTTAAGTGCCATTACAGCATTGAAGGCTGCTTGGACGGCTGTGAAAGCGGTAGTGGCTGCAGTCCAGGCTTTCATCGCAAAGTTGACAGCGAGGATGGCTGTGGCGATGCCCGCGATCGCTCCGCCGACAACTAGGAATGTCGTGGTGTTTTCTTGAGCCCATGTTCCAAGACGCTCGATGTATGGGAGTACTGCTTGGATTGCTGGGAGTAGAGCTGCACCGATTGACTCTTTAGTTTCTGCGAGCCCGATCGAGAGTCTTTTGAAACGTCCTTCTGCGGTGTCTGCAGCTGCAGCTGCGTCACCTCCGAAAGTGTCCGCCAGTACTGACATCGCGCCTTCGACATCTAGCCCGTCTTTGAGGAGTGTCTTCATGCGCGGGTCGAGGGCTTTGAGTCCTTTGTCGTTTCCTGCGTAAGCCTTGGCGAGCGCGTCGGAAACTGTGGCTAGGTCTTTGCCTGTGCCTGCAGCTATGTCTTGAGCAAGTTTGAGCCCGTTTTGGGCTTCTTCAAGGTTTTCTGTGCCGGTGACAAGTTTTGCTAATGCTGGGCGTAGTTCGTCGTCGGCGGTGGCGGTCGCCATTGACAGCGAGGAAATAAAGTCCTCATTTTTTTTGATTGCCGAGTCTGAAGCATTGGTGACGCCTCGAATATTGCGAGCAAGCTGTTCCTGTGCAGCTGCGTCTTCCATTGCGCCTTTGACCGCATCAAATGCGACAGCGCCTAAACCTGCGAGGGCTGCAGCTGCTGGGACTGCTGCTTTCTTGATAGCAAACTGGGCTTTCTCGCCGACGGTCTCAAGTTGCTTGAACTCTTTGATCGCTTTGTCAACGCCAGCGCCGACGTACTCGGTAATGATCGGGATGTTGATAGCCATTAGCGCATCTCCTCGTTAACTTTTTTCATCACTCCGCGCACGAGATCCGAAAGACCTTGCTCGACGTCTGGGAGATGTTTTTCTGCTGTAGGCCACAACACTCGAGAGTTGTTGCTCCTGAGATTGTTGTTGAAGTTTGTGCCTGGGTTCGCTAGGCCTGCGACTTCAAAGATTGCGCCTGCTGGATCGCTCTGGGTCACATAAAGGACAGCGGACTTGTTTCGGCGCGTAGAAGTTTTGAACTTGACGCCAGCCCGAACCTTGCTCACCGTCCAAGGAAGCAAAGTCCGACCGCGCTTATCTGTCCACTTGTACTTCATGCCAGATAACGGCATCTGTGGGTAAGCGCCTTTAGCCTCGGCAAGCAACGGGGCGACAATGCTTCGCGCCTGACGGTTGAAGTCTTTGCGGTACTGGGGGTCAATACTTTTGAGGGCTTTGATAGCAGCTGCACCGCCGACAAACTCGGTTCGCGCTGTTGCTGTCATATTTAGCTCTTTCTCTGAGTGTTTATTACGTCTATGCAAGTCATGAGATCCTGCAAAGTGAAGTCTATGTCTGGGGGCCAGTAGCCAGTCTCGACAAGTAACTCGGCGAGGTTTCTTGCTACTGATCCCCTTCGGTGGGGTTTTCTGCCTCATTGCTGATGACGTCTAGTGTCACAAGTTTTCTGAGGAAGTCATCCAGGATGATTGGTGGGTTGTGGCCTTGCTGTTTTGCAGCTTCGTGGGCCAAGTATCCGAGCATCTCTATTGAGATACCGTTAGCGAGATCGGATGCTTTGACTTTGTATTTCCGTTCTAGTTGAACAATGTGAAAGAGATTAGTTTCAACAACATAATCTCCGTCACCTGTGTTCACTTTGATGGATAGTTTCATCGGTTTTCCTTTGCACGGTAGGGAATTGTTTTATGGGGTGATGTCGCGTACCCAGGTGCCACCTGAGAACGAAATTTCCATAATTTGGAGCTCGCCCACGGTGTAGGTGATTGGATAATTTGCGATCATGGTATTACTAATCGTCCAACTTGGATTTGAAGCACTCAATGCGCCTGAGCCTTTGATGACTTCAATGGTGGTGGTTCCAAGCCCGACCTGACCGGCAATAACGCCTTCGACCTCTGTTGCGCCGTACGACATATAAAGCGTGATTGTGCCTTCTACGGTCTGTAATCCTGGCACCATACGCTCGCCGAGGTCTCCGAAGGCGGTGCTAGTAAGTGGTGAATTGCCCAATGTCATGGAAATGCTCGAGGCCTGATCGGTTAAGTCCTGCGAAGCAATGGTCAATGAATGGGGCTGTGAAAGGTAAGTGGTTGTTGCCATGATTTCTCCTATGGGTTTCTTGAGGTTCCCACACGCACCGTGAGGTCGTATGAGGGAATGTCTTGGGATCCGATTGTCGTGACAGATGGAGCGCCCGAAATGAGGGAGATCGCGCTGTTCATGATCGTGTCGGCTGTGGTAATGAGGTAGTCCTCGGCGTCGCTGTTGCCTGGGGGAGCTGCGAGGATCCTTAGTCCGAAAGTGATTTCGGCGATGTTGCTGTTAAAGCACGTGAACGTTGGGGGTTCGACAAAGACTGTCATCGGGCGAGCGTTGCGGGAGTCTGTTACGACTGCCAGCCCGAGTCCCGTGAGCGAGGCTACAAGGGTGCTCTGGGCGCTTGCGAAGATGCCACTAGCACTCATGCGACTTGGCTCCGATTAACGCCTAGCAAGCGGTTGATCTGTCCCATCGAGCCGACGGATCCAGGGATGTTCATTGCTTCAAAACTGGCGAAAGAGTCAACGCTTCCGCGTTCACGGTAAAGAGCGCCAGCGAGCATTGTTGTCCCCAATTTAACGTCCGCGCCTGGCACGGAACTGAGCGAGTCAAAATAACCTGCTTCCTTCCGACGCCGAAACGCGAACGCGTTAGCTGCATCCGTGCATGAGCCAACGAATAAAGTGTCATTGGCCGTACTGACGGCTATTCCGAGCCAACTGAGCACGTCCGAGCTTTGTACCCAGGTGCAGGTCTGAGTCCAAGTGAGCGTTCCTGTCGGGATAGCTGCACCACGTTCCAGATCGTCGCCAGCGTCATAGAAGATGACTTGGTTGCCGATGTAGATGTCGTAGTCAAAGATGAGATCGCCTTCGTCATCAACGCCTTCAAAATAGTAAGGGTTGACGGCATAGACAGTATGAGTGCCGTTCAAGCCGTGGCCTAAGCCTGCGAGCGTGATGCTTTGACCGATGCCGATGTCCGTGTCCTCGAGAGTTTGCACCACGGCGTAGTCGTTTAGTCGCTGGTGATGAGTGACTGCGAATACTGCCATGATGCAAACTTTCTCGGGTGGTGCTAAGGGTTTAGGCTTTGCGAACGAACTTAGTAGCGTCCATCATGATCGAGCTGAAGTAGCCACGGAACTTGATGACACGACCGAGTGCGCCGTCTGCAAGGTCAACGGATACGGCTCCGCGCTGTTGTTCCCAGCACTCGAAGCCGGTCGAGTCGCCGACGTAAAGGTTTGAAACGCCTGCAGCGGTGAGGTTGCGATCGACTACAAGGTTGAGGCCGAAAGCGTTGCCGTTGAAGTTTGAAGCTGCTGTTGTACCGAGTGCGTTTTGTGGGCCGACGTTCGGGAACAATGGGCGACCTGAGTTGTCTGTCAATGCTCCAAGCGCTGCGTAATAGGCAGGGTTCGTTACAAGGACGTTGGGCAGGTTGCCGTTTGAGTTGTTCAAGATCTGCTCCGCTGAGTTGTAGATGAAAGCAACCCAGTCTGCAGGATCGGTGATGTCGGTGAGTGTTTCGGTCTGGGTGACTCCTGCAGCAAAAGTTGTGCAGGCTGCGACGTCGGTAGCGTTTGCGTAAACGCGTGCCATGTCATCGAGCAATGCTCCGAGTACTTCAGGTGAAGTCATGTCAAGGCTTTCTTCTGACAGTTTCACATAACCGCCGTAGAGCGCTTTAGTGATTTGAATGTCGTCAACTACGAAAGTCCCTTGATCGAGTGCTACGAGTTCTCCGTTGCTTGCACCGATCGTTGTGTTTGTGGTGACTTTTGGACGGATGAAAACTTTTCCGCTCTGTGGCATTTGGCGTACGCCCATCGCTGTGATGAGGGGCCTGTAGTTCGCCACAAAATTGTTGTAGATCGGTTGCACGATAGGAACTGGCAAGATGCCTGGCAAGTCGGTCGTAACGACGTTTGGTGCAGCTGCAACGATACGAGAGTTGAACTCTGCGAACTCGCTACCGCCAGCGACAAACTTGCACATATATTCGGCTGCCGATGGCAGCGAGAAGTTCTGTCGTGCTTGTGCGTAAAGGATTGGACTTGTGGGGGTTGTTACCGACTCTGCTGACTCGGCCTTGATTGCTTCTGACACTTTTTCCTCCTCAGGGGTGTCTAGGGTTTCTTCTTCTATTTCGCTTTCCTCAGGATCGGCCGAGGCTGCGATTTCTGTGATTACTG